CTCGCATATCCAGCAGGATCTACAGTAACTAACTGTATTCCAGCAGCAGATTATTTTGTAAAAACTTATGATGCTTCAACTGGTATTATGACAGTTTCTTCAACAGCAGGAGGAGCAGCAGTAACAGCTTCAGCATCTCCTACTTTCGTTGCTGGTACATTTGCAAGCATTACATTTACAGCACCATTAGTTGTTGGATCTGTAAGAGAGTGGAGTTTTGAAATAACCAGAGCAGAGATTGATGTAACAAGTATTGGTCAAACTGTTACTCAAACTGCACCATTTAGAACCTTCATCTCAGGTTTCGCTGATGGTAGTGGTTCTGCCAGTGTTTATTCGACAGATGATGACACACTTCTATCCAGTAGAATGGTTGAAGACGTTATCCAACGTCAGCAAGCTGGTGCGAAGGTAAGATTGTATATTGATCGTCAGATGAGTGGTGCTAACGTAGATCAAAACGCAAGTAGATCGATCTTGGCAGATATTATTCTTACTTCTGCAAGTTTCAACGTTAACCCAGATGATGGACAGGTTGTAGATATAGCTTTCAGACCTAGTGCTGCTCCTACATTTGATTTATCTAAAACTGCTTAGTTAAATTAGCATAACTTAACGAACCTCAGTTTATCTGGGGTTTTTTTATGCTTTGCATTAGAATAATAGTATACTATTTTATTTTTATGCCCACTACCACTTCAGCATTAGACAGATTAAGAAAAGCTGCAAATCTTGAACTGTCAAAAAAAGAAATAACTTTATCAGATGGATCTTTTTTTGAAATGTATGTTTCTCCTTTAACAATGGCAGAAAGAGAAATAGCTCAAAAAAGAGCAAAAAGTGATGATATAAATCTTTATGCTCTACAATTACTAATTACTAAAGCTAAAGATGAAAATGGCAATCAATTATTTAGAGCAGGAGAAATAGATGTATTAAAAAATGAAGTAAAAGATAGCGATTTACAAAAACTAATGATGGCAGTTATAAGTGATACTGAAGAGGCTATTGACCCAAAAGCTTAGTAGCCGAACTGAAAAAAGATAATTTGATGATGTTGCAATTTGCTATTGCAAAAGAATTAGGAAAAAGTTTGGCAGAGATTAAAAATATGACAATGGAAGAAATTATAGGTTGGAGTGCTTACTTTGAGATTACTAATGAAGAACAAGAAAAGGCATTTGAAAAAGCAAAACGAAGGAGATAAGCTAGAATAAAAGTAATTTAATTTTGTAGCGTGGCAACAAAAGTTCAGATACAAGCGTCTGTTACTGGTTTTAAACAAATACAAAACCTACAGGCCAGTATAAAACAGTTACAGCCACAGATAGATAAAGCAAATGCAGCATTTATAAGACTTAGTGGTGCAACAAAAGATACACTACCTCGTGTTGCTACTTTAAATCAGCTTTTAAAAGAAAGTAAAAGAGAATTTGATAGATCTGTTTTAGGTACAAAAGCAGCTACCACTGCTGCACAAAATTTAGTAAGTGCAGAACGTGCTGTTAATAATGAATTAGCTAGAAGAAATGCTTTATTAAATAAGGTGAGAGGTAATCAAGCTTCTGCGGTTGATAAGTCAATTGCTAGAAATCAAAGAAGAAGACCAAAACGTGATTCTAGAAGTGGTTTTGCATCTTTTTCTAGAGATGCAAACGAAATTTTATTACAAGGACAAAGTTCTCCTGTTGGTGGAAAAATTGAAAGGACTTTACAACTGAAACAGGATGAAAAAAGATTACAAGAAGCTCTTTTAGCTCTAGAAAAAAAACAAGCAGTTATAGCTAATGAAAAATTACAAACTCGTTTAGAATTAAATAGACAAACTGTTCAAGAAGTAAATACTGTCAAAAATCAGGTACTTGGTGGTCGTGGAATTGGGCCTGGTCAAGCTGAATCAGTATTTAAAAATAGAGTTTTAGAAAATACTGCTGAATCAAAAAGAATTAGAGAAATAGCTGCAACAGGATCAAATCGTATGGGTATGATGGGTGGATTTAAAGAATTTAATAAACGAGTAAAAGACATACAAGCTGATACTAAAAAAATGAGAGGTGTTATAACTCAATCTGGTGCTCAGTTTGCTGCTACTGCTCCTTTTGGTGTAGCTGGTGGTAATATTGGCCCTGCATTACCTCCTCCTCGTACTCTTTTAAATAATTTAGGTTTCGGTGCACGAGCAAATCCTCAAGGGCCGTTTGCAAGTTCAAAAGGAAGGTCGGGAAGAATTGCTGGTGCTGCAAGCAATGCTTTAATTGGTGGTGGTTTTCCTCTGTTATTTGGTCAAGGTGCTTTAGGTGCTGCTGGTGGTGGTATTGGTGGTGCGGTAGGTGGTGCTCTTGGAGGGCCATTTGGTTTTGGTTTATCAATAGCTGGTACTGCAATAGCTACAAGAATTCAAGAAACTATAGATTTTAGAAAAGCTGTTGATGATTTAAATGTAGCTATAAAAGCTACTGGAGGTACATCAGTATTTACAGCTAGACAAGTAACTCAATTTGCAAATTCTTTAGGTTTATCAAAACAAGAAGCTTTAGAAGCATTGAAAGCTTTCAAGCAATTTGAGGCATCAGCAAGAATTACTTTGTCCACTGTTTTTGGATCAGAAAGTGTATTTGATACACTGGCTGGACTTAAAGATAATGCTTCAATAATTAAAGCATTACCAGGATTATCAAAACAATTAAGTCTTAGTCAAACAAAACAAGCATTAGAAATTTTAAAAACTAAAGACGCAAGAGAAGCTGAGATTTTTATTCTTAATCAAGTAATTGATAAAAATAAGGAAATTATTAAACAAGAAGGTACAAAAAGTAATCTTCTTGATAAATTAAATCCATTTAGAGGCACATTTAAAAGAAATGATCCTAATTCTGCATTTTTTGGTCTTGTAGGTGGTGGTCGTTTTCAAACTTTAGATGAGCTTGAAGAATCACGAGGAGTAGAGGCAGGAGAAGAATTCAAAGATAGAATTGTTGATGCACGAGAATTATTGCAAATACAAAGAGAATTTAATGCTGAATTAGAAAGACAAGCTATATTAAAAGCTCCTGTTGATGAATTTGAAAGATTAATTGATCCACTTCAAAGAGCTAATAACTTGAGTATTGCTATTAGCGATTCATTTGAAACTTCCTTTTTAAGCATTGTTAAAGGTACTAAAAGTGTCGAAAGGGCATTTGGAGATATGCTTAATGGCATTGCAGATCATTTCTTTAAGGTGGCTGCAAAACTAATGGCAAATAAATTACAGCAAGGAATACTAGGATTATTAACAAGCGGTTTAGGAGGAGGGTTAGGTACAACTCCATTTAAAGCAGCTCCAGGAACTTTTGGTACAAATATCCCAAGTGGAGCAAATTTAAAAGCAGGATCTTTTGGTATATCAACTATAAAGAGGGCAAATGGTGGATCAGTTACAAAAGGAGGTAGTTATACAGTAGGAGAAAAAGGCCCAGAACTATTCGTACCAAAAAGATCAGGAACAATAATACCCAACGATAAATTAGCTGGTGGAGGTAGTACAAATATCAGTGTAAATGTAGATGCCTCTGGATCGTCTGTTCAAAGTAATGAGCAACAAGGAAAAGAGCTTGGCAGAGTTATTTCAGCAGCGATACAATCAGAATTAATTAAACAAAGAAGACCTGGAGGTTTATTAAGATAATGGCTACTTTCCCTAGTTATAACCCTGTTTTTTCTGCTAATAAAACTGATCTTACTAATACAAAAACAGTTCAGTTTGGTGATGGTTATCAGCAAAGATTTACTTTTGGTTTAAATCAAAATGCAAAACAATGGAGATTAGTTTTTAACGAAGACAATACAGATGCAGCCATAATAGAAAGTTTTTTAGAAGCAAGAAAAGTTGATGGTGCATCTTTCGATTGGTCACCTCCTGATGAAACAACAACCTATAAATGGATCTGTCCTGGATTTACCAAAGAAATATTTGATTTCAATAGAAATAGAATAAATGTAACTTTTATACAAGTATTTGAACCATAATGGCAAAACCTGTATCTGAAACTCAATCAATAAATCCTGGTTCAGTTATTGAAATGTTTGAACTGACAACAGATGCAGCATTACATGGATCAGCTACTACATACAGATTTCACGATGGTAGTAACCCAATAGCTTATGGAAACGCTAATTCTAATGGAAATATAGTCTGGAACGGAAATACTTATATTGCTGTACCTTTAGAAGCTGATGGATTTAAATATGCAAATGGTCAATTACCCAGACCTACGTTAACGATAAGTAATGTCACAAATCTAATTACAGCTATTTTATTGAATGTAAATGTTGTAACTCCTGGAAATGACTTAACTGGTGCTGTAGTAACAAGAGTTAGAACATTAGCAAGATTTTTAGACGCTGTGAATTTTACAGGTAATACAAATCCTTATGGAACCCCCGATCCAACGGCAGAATACGCAAAAGAAATTTATAAAATTGATAGAAAATCAGCAGAAAACAGAGCCGTTGTTCAATTTGAATTAGCTGCTGCTTTTGATCTAGCAAACATACGAATACCTTTGAGAGTATGCACTAAAGAATTATTTCCTTCTATTGGTTCGTTTATGCCATGAATAATTGGAAAGAAGCTGCTCTTAGTCATGCAAAGGTTGAAGATCCCAAAGAATCTTGTGGTTTACTTTTAAATGTAAAAGGCAAAGAAAGATACTTTCCTTGTCGTAATTTATCTATGACTAAATATCAATGTTTTATTATTGATCCAGAAGATTATGTTAAGGCAGATAATACAGGAGAGATAACGGCTATTGTTCATAGCCATCCGATAACACCTCCAACACCTAGTCAGGCAGATTTAGTTAGTTGTGAAAGATCTAATTTACCTTGGCATATTGTTAATCCTAAAACAGAACAATGGGGATATTGCAAACCAAAGGGGTATAAAGCTCCAATTATTGGAAGAGAATGGGTTTGGGGTATAACTGATTGTTGGTCATTAGTAAGAGATTGGTATAAAGAAGAGAGGAATATTGAATTAAGAGATTGGCAAAGACCTACGACACCAGAAAAATTTATTAAAGATCCTATGTTTGAAAGATGTGCTGAAGCTACTGGTTTTAGAGAGTTAGAGCCGAATGAAAAACTTGAAAATGGTGATTTACTATTTATGTCAATAATCGATGCTGGTTTAAATCATGTGGCTGTTTTTGTAGATGGAGATGTTTTACATCATTTAACAGGTAGACTTAGTTGTAAAGAACCATACTCACCTTGGTTACTAAAATGTACAGGAAAGAGGTTGCGTTATGTTGCGTAAATTAAAATTATACGGGGAGTTGGCTACATTTGTAGGTCACAAAGAATTTGAAATACAGGTACATAATTTACCTCAAGCTATTAGTTTTTTAGTAAACAATTTTCCAGAAGTTGAAAAGTATATGAATCCAAAACATTATCTAGTAAAGATAGGTAATTATGAAATAACTGAAAATCAAATACACGATCCAATAGGCCAACAGGATATTCATATAATTCCTGTTATTAGTGGTGCTGGTGGAGATACTTTTAATACTATTTTGTTGGGAGCAGCATTAATCGGTGCATCATTCTTTTTTCCTGGTGGCGGTATGTTTTTTAAAACAGGAGTAGAATTAACAGGTGGTGTTGCTACTGGTCTTGGAGCTACTATTGGTACAGGTTTAAGTTATATCGGTGCTGGATTAATACTTCAAGGCGTTGGTAATATACTTTATCCAACTCAAGATCCTTCATTTGAAGACAATCCACAAATATCATTCAATTTTTCTGGAACGCAAAACACAGCAAGGGCTGGTACTCCAGTTCCTATTGTTTATGGTGAAATATTTACAGGTTCAGTTGTTATAAGTGGTGACATAGATACAGAAGCGGTACAAGCATGATTGAAAATAATAAACATATAGCTGGATCTGCTGGTGGTGGTAAAAGTGGCGGTGGCGATCCACCGACTATTACACCTGATAACTTACATAGTAAACAGTTTGCGACTTTACTTGATCTTATTTCTGAAGGTGAAATAGAAGG